GACTTAAACCCTATTGATAATATAGTAAAAAATAAAAAAATCAATAAAAAAATTGATGACATAGTAGGCAAAACAACTAGATCTTTAGGAATAAAAGCACCAGAACTTTATGGGAGAGTGTATTTAGATGATTTAGAGAAAAAACAAAAAGGTGGATTTAATTTTAATAAAAATTCAGGAGAAGGATATTATAGTCCAGAAGCTATTGCAAGAAGACAAAAAAATAGAAAAGTAAATTGGGAGAATGTAGAGGTAGGAGCTTCTTTTGCACCTTACCTTGGAGAAGTAATTGATGCTAAGAATACTATTAAAAGTCTACATGAAGGAAAGTATGGTGATGCTGCATTACATGCTGCAGGTTTTGCAATTCCATTTGTTCCAGGAGGAGCTATTGTAAGAGGATACAACAAATTACGTACTAAGATTAATCCTAATCTTGTAACAGATGTATTTGGAAATGTAATAAAAAAGAAAAGTGCAGTTAGATTAAGTAGAATAGAAGATGCAAATATTACAAATAAAACATTTAATAAAGCAAGGGCAGATGGATCAATACCATATGAATCAGGTAATTGGTTTAGCGATCAAATAGAACCTTTTTATCTAAATAGAACTAAAGTAGCAGGAACTGCAGATGAGCTATTGCCTATGGATGCTAATAGAAGAATAATTTCTGGATACTTAGATCCAAAGGATGCTGAAAAATTTAATGTATTACAATCTACTAAAGAAGCTATATCTATGAGTGGTGGTAGAGGAAATTTACCAATATCCTCTGAATATGTTTTACCACCAAATATTACAAGCAAGTTAAGAGACGAAGGTAAAATATTACATCCTAAAAATGCACTTGAAGAGTTAACAAAGTTTTATAAAAAACAAGGAGGTTTTCAATATCAAAAAGGTGGAACTAGATTTTCTATGGGAGCAGAAGGTAATGTAAATTGTCTTCCAGGAGTTGCTGGTTGTTATGGTTATGAATCTCCATTAACATTAAAACCAAATTTTGCATTTACATACGATACTGGACGTAAACATATTGGAGTACAAGCTGGGGCAAACCTTCAAACATATTTTGGAGGCTATGATACAAGAGAAGGAGCTCCTGTATTAGCAGGGGGAATATCAGGAGGTATAGGTACTAATCCTACTTCAAAAGAATTAGAAACATCTAAACATTTATCATTAATAGGTAAATTAGGATTTAAAAGACGTAATCTAGAAGGGGCTCATGACTGGTCTTCTTTTAATCCTGGTTGGGATGCAGGTCTTTATGGGAAATATGATTTACTTAATAAACAACTTCAAGATGTAGGAGTTTACGGAAGTTATGGAGCTTTAGAAGCTAATTTAGGATACAACCCTACACAAAAAATGCTTCAAGCTGGATTAGGATTAAGATTAGGAAAAAGACAAACAGGTGGAATAAAAAAATATCATGAAGGAGGTTATAGTGAACATTACGGACAAAATATAGATCCTGATGCGCCTCCTCATATGTATGAACCTCCTCACGGTACTCCGCAAGGTGATCAAGATAATATGTATACTGGCTCTAATCCTTTATATGGAGGAAATTTAACTGATACTGGAGCTAATGCACAATACACAAATTTTAACATGCTTCGACATAGGGGTACGCATTGGGAAGTTCCACAATGGACAGGCCTTCTTGGAAATCCAGGAGCAGGTATGTCTGCTCAAAGAATTATACGATCAGCTTCAAAAGGTAAAGAAATGTATGGACCTGTTGGTGCAGTAGGAGGAGGAATATATGGAATGGCAGAACCTTTAGTTAAAAATGCTGTAACAGGGTATTTAGGAGATGTTGGAAAAAAATATGGTAAAAAGGCAGCAAAAAAATTTCTTCCTAAAGCTATAAGTAAATGGTTTCAAAAAGGTGGGACAAGAAAAAAAGGAGGATACAAAGGATATAAACAACGAATTTGTAAATATGGGTGCATGTAATAAGTGCTATATAATAAAGAAAAAATCAAAAAATAAAAAACTATAAAAAATATCAATATAATTATTAATTTTGTAACTTAAAACTAAAAACAATATATGGAACCAAACGAAAAAATACAATTAGACGACATTACTTTTGACGATGTAATCGCAGGTGATGGAGTTGATACAGTTGCTATCGATGAAGTCGAAAAGCCTGTAGAAGAAGTAAAAGAAGAAGTACAAGCAGAAACTACTAATGAACTTGATGATATTGAGGATAAAGTAGAAGAAGCTGAAGAAACTGAAGACGTACAAGAAGAAACAGATGATGATGTAGAACCATCTGATGATGATACTGAAAATGCTGATGACACAGTTGTGTCAGAAGTATTAGCTAAATTAGGCTATGAGGTTGATCAAGCGTATGAAGATACGTCTGAAGGATTAGCTGAAATGACAAAAGATGTAGCATCTCAAATGGCAGATGATAGGATTGATCAAGTTCTTGAGGCATTTCCTTTAGTTAAACAACATTTACAATATGTTTTAAACGGAGGACAGTCAGAAAATTTTATGCAAGCTTATGATCCTAATTTAGATTATAACAGAATAGAACTTGCAGAGGATGATTCTCGTAGCCAAAAAGCAATTTTATCTGATTACTTTATTACTAAAGGTCATGATAAAGAGTTTATAAAAGAAATGATTGATGATTATGAAGATTCTGGAAAATTACATAATAAAGCTGAAGCAGCAAGACAAGCTTTAGGTAAAGTACAGGCTCAACAAAAAGAACAAATGGTAGCAAAACAAAAAGAAGCTTTAGAAGTGCAGCATAAAGAACAGCAGGAATTTTGGGGTAGTGTATCAGAAACTATACAAAATTCTACAGAGTTTGAGGGTCTTAGTGTTCCAGAAAGAGAAAAAGCTAAATTTTTTGATTGGCTTTCTAGGCCAGTACAACAAAATGGCTATACTCAAAGAGATATTGCGCATGCAAACTCTACTATGGAAACTAAGTTAGCAGTTGACTATTTAATGTATAAAGGATTTAATTTAGAATCAATTATTAATAGTAAAGCTAAAACTAAAGCGGCTACATCATTAAGAGACAAAATATCTAGAAGCGAAGAAACTGTAAAAAGTGCTCGTAAAAAATCTAGAGTAAGTAAAAATGTTGATTTAGATAATTTAGATCTTAACATTTAATAAATACCTAAACAGGGAGATCGGTACCCTATAAAACTAGAAATTAAAAATGGCAGTAAACGGAACAAATATAAGCGTTCAAAAGACGTTTTACAATGATTCGCAGATGACAGACATGAATAGTCTGGCAAATGCATTATTGACAAAGCCTACTGAACTGTCTCCGATTATTACTCATTTAGCAGGAAAAGACGATAAAAGATTTCCTTTATCTTTCTTAACAGAAGGTGTAGGTAACACTAAGTCTATTGACCGCTTGGAATATGAGTATCGTGTGGCAACACATAGATTAAGAACGAGACCAGTTGCAGCGGCAGGTCCTACAGGATCGTCAATAGGATTAGGAGGAGCAACATTTGAAGTTGAATTTCCTGACAAACATTTTGTATTCCCATACGTATTAGTATCTCAATCAGGTACTCAAGCACGTATTATGAAAGCACCTGAGCAAGTAGCTGGGGGAACTTCTTGGAAATACACTTTACAATTAATTAACCCATCAGCTACAGCAGTAATGCCAGCAGCTGACGTTGTAGCAGGAGCGCTTTTTGCGCAAATGTATGCACCGGTAGGAGTTGACTTCTCTAGAGGTAATGCTTCTAACTGGGAAACTCCAGGTAAAGTAAGAAACAAACTAACTACAGTTAGAAAATCTTACCATATGTCTGGAAACGCTAAAGATTTTGTAGCAGAATTTGCTCTACCAACTAAAGGTGGATCTACTACTAAACTTTGGATGGACTACGAAGAGTACTTACACATGCTTGACTTTAAAGAAGAATGTGAGATGTACTACTGGTATGGTCAAAAAACTTACGATGCAAATGGACAAACTTACATGAAAGATGAGAATGGACAACCTGTAATCGTAGGTCCTGGTCTTTTAGAGCAAATTGTTGAAACAGACACTTACTCTACAATGACTGAAACA